AATTTTGAAACTGGCGATATTTATGCAATTGTATCTGTTGATGCACACGGTTTTTCGTCAGGTTATTCTTCTCAGTTAAAAATAACATTTAAAAATGGTTTGTTAAAATTAACAAGAATAATTCCAGCAAATTGTCCAAAAGCATATCCGAATTTATTTTATGAATCAGATCCGTTTCCAGATGTTATATTTGATTCAAATAAATCAAAAATTAATCTTATTTTCACACCAGAACACTTAACAGTAATGAATAATGCTGGCAAAAAAGAAAATAATGTTATTACATCAACAGAAGGTTTTTATTCAATGCAAATAATTAGTTTAGATAGCGCTAAAGCAAGTTCTGTTAAGATTCTTGTAAATGATGTAAGAAAATAGTATTATAGAGGAAAAATATGGGTTTACTTGACAATGCAGCAAATGCAATACAATTAGATGCTGTTTTAACAGACGCTGGCAGAGCTGCCCTTGCTAGAAACGATGGTTCATTTAATATTGTAAAATTTGCTTTATCTGATGATGAAGTTAACTATAACACAATTGCTAAATATGGTAGAAGTGTTGGCAGAGAAAAAATAGAAAAAAATACGCCTGTTTTTGAAGCATTAACAAGTTCACAATATGCACAAAAATATAAATTAATCAGTGTTTCTAATCCTAACTTAGTTCGTTTGCCATCGTTATCATTATCTGGAGATTCTAGTGTTGATAGCGCTAACGGTATTGTAACACTTGGAAGAAATTCACAAAAATCATCGTTGTTAGTTATTGAACAAACAATTAAGAATGAAACAGCAATTGATGTTGAATTACGAGATCAAGTGTTTATCATTGAAATGAATGATCTATTTTTGCAAGCATTTAAACAATCTCCAGAATCTGTTGATGCCCAAAGACGAGCAACGTATAGGATTTTAAGATCACAGAATACAAACGCTGTCGGTGGTTCAATTATGCAATTTACGATTGCAGTTAAATCATTAACAGATGCAACTTTTTCTGTGTTTGGCTCAGTTGCAAATAAAAATATCATTAATACGTATTGTAGAATTACTGGTGTGCAATCAGGCGCAGTTGTTGAATTTAAAGTATCAATAAGCAGGTTATTATAATGTCTATTTATAAAGAATTATCTCCAAATGATTTTAAGACTACTAAAAGTTCATTAAATCAATTAATTGACGTTTTGCAAGAAGACGTTAGTGGATCTGTTAGTCGTAAAAAATATCAGCACTTTGTTACTGGTGGCGTCGGTCCTGGTGTGACATCATCGTTATTTCAAACTGTATATGATCAAGATTTTACGCTACAAGCATCTAATCCAATTTTTGATGTTACTGTTGGTTTATTTCCAAATAGCGCAATTGTATCATCTTCGAAAGTTGGTGTTGATACTTTTGGAAAAGAATTATTTCCATCTTCATCTTTAATGATGAGAGAAAAAATGGATATTTATCGTCAATATGCACAATCATTATTGGGCGATCAATCATTGCAATTTTTTGCTCCGCCAGACAGCGTTTCAGTTGCAGACGGAATTAACGCAGCGTTGTTTATTTCATTTAAACGATTATTTGCACGAGATCAATTAAAACGTGAAACGTTTGTTATGCGTTTTTATCAGACAGCATCTTTAATAGAAACACCTGAATCAGTTACTTCACATTTATCTGGAACAAACGTTAATGTTACGTCTGTGTCTGGATCTTCAATTTATACTGACGTTGGTTCATCAACGAATAAATTAGTTGCTCCCGGTGGACAATTTGGTCAGATTGTTGATTCTTCTAATACAAGCAGAAGTGTTGGATTAATTTTTTATGATAGTGGCACTGTTGTTTTAGATCTTCTAAAAATCACAAGTGGATCACAATTTATTAGTGGTGCAATTGATGCAATGACGCCAACGGGCAGAACAATTTTAGGTGCATTAGGAACAGAATCTGGCAAGAAAGCAGCATTTTCACCAGACTTTCTTGTAAGTGCATCAATGGATAATATTATTGATCATGTTTGCTCAACAAGATTTCAATCAGGAAGCTTAACAGCAGCAACATTTCAAAATATTACAAACATTAATTCAATGTTAGTGTTTTGCAATGCTGGAGCTGATGAATTCAATTATTCTTCAAATCCTTCATATATCGATGATGCTAGTAGAATCGTTGTAATTGATCCGGGACAAGAAGAAACACAACGTGCATTTTCATATATTACAGGAATTGGATTATATGATTCAAACGATAACTTGTTAGCAATGGGTAAAGTTAGTCGACCAATTGAAAAAAATAATGAACGTCAAACAACATTACGACTAAGATTAGATTTTTAATTATAAGTGTTATATTGTGACAATCTTTAATGCCAGTTCAGGTAATGTAAACAAATATACGTTGATTGCAGAACCAGTTAGAACGTTTCAGTCATCATCAAATGGTGTCACTGGTTCTGTATATGTATATGCTCGAAGATCTAGACGAGAACGTACATTAAATTCTGAATTTTCATTAGAACATAATGATTCATCAATAGATCAATTAACAAAAGCATTTAGCGATGCAAAACAAAGATCAATAAGTTCAGGTGAACAATTATTGTCTGCGTCGCTTTTGTATATCAATAACGTACACTCAAGATCAATTTCAGAAAAGAACACAGAATCACTTCAGGTGAACAGAAGAGTTCCGACCGTAACCTATACTGTCGAAACAGGTATAAAGGCTGCTGTGAAGAATCTGGGGGCATTTGCAAGGCCCTGGAACTCAAACGCTACGTTTTCGTATACAAATTACAATTGTCTAAATTTTATCACTAGTTCATACTTGTCAACTGGATCTGTTTTATTATATCCGAATCTTGATCAAGATAATGGAATTTATGCTAGAGGAAAATTAACGCCTTCTGGAGCGTTCAGTATAGATTTTCGTATTAATCCTTGTTATGTGCCTGAGATAAATAGTGATCATACTGCGGGAACATTATTGCATTTGTCATCATGTTTTGCTGTGTCAATTGTCACTGGCTCTAGAAAAGATGAAAATGGTTTTGTTGATGCATACAGAATCATGCTGCAATTATCAAGTAGTGCAGATATTTTGCCAAGCAATGTTAATATTGGCACACCGCAAAATTTAGTCTTTTTGTCATCTGATAATTCATTAGAAAAAAATAATTGGTCAAGAGTTACAATTAGATGGGGAAGCGCATTTTCAAATTATAGCGGGTCAATTAATATTAACAACGTTGAAGACACGATTTTTACAATTCCATCAGCGTCTGTAAGTCCGTTATCTTCATCAAATCAACCATACGTATTATGCGTTGGCAATTTTTATGAAGGACCAAACGCTGGATTATCTAGTCAAGCATACTTTTTTTCAACTGACGTTTCAAACAGAGACGGTTTAGAAAATCTTGCAAAAGACGTGGGTGGAATAGACGAACCTGCAGTTTACGATTTTAAACACCCAATGCAAGGTGAAATACATGATCTTGCATATTATAACAGATGGTTAACAGATCAAGAAATTTTAAACACAAACAATTACGGAATATCACAAATTCCAGCAAATTGTTGTTTATATCTTCCACCGTTTTTTACATCTGAATCGCCAGATAGAAAATTCATTAATGATCACGGCGGAATATTATTAACACCATTTCAAGAATTTGACGGAAGCACCAAGTCGCCAATTAATGCAGAATTAGCGTTAGGCGTAGATGGACATTTAATAAATCTACAAAATTTTACACGTGATTTTGCAAATAACACTTATCCAAGATTGTTTAGATTAACTGGATCTGCGATACAAACAACGACCGTAATTAAAAAAGCTGATGAATTTTTAGATAATGAAAATACAAGATTAGCAAATTTATTAATTATGCCTTGTGACGATGGCAATTTTGTTCCTACGTTTGCATTATTGAAAAATTTAAATCAAGATATGTTTACAGATGAATCAGGTAGACATAATGAATCTCAGATTAGATTAACTAATTTGATTAACACAGGCTCTTTATTATTTGATTATTCACAAATCAGTTCAGGTAGCGTTAACGATATTGTTATGGCAGCAATTGGGCCATCACCAGAATTGCCACAATATGCAACTGGTTCTGCGATGAATTCGTTTATTAGACAAACGTTAAAAGATGCGCCATTAACAATATATCAAAGATTGCGAGATCCTGATTCACCACGATTTACGTTTTTTGAATTTAGCAATTTGCTTTACGGTAGCAGAATAAGTCCAGGATCTTTAGTGATCACAGATTCTAATTTATCTGGATCTGATAATCTTAAAATTACAATTAAAGATGATGGCAATGGAAATTTATATAAAGCAAATAATAATGGTGTCCATGCAACTTGGTCTTCAGTTGGACACGTATTTTACGATGAGGGAATCGCAGTAATCAAATCACCACACTTATGGCGATTTGGTCAAAGCAATTTTTCAACATCATGGCGAGGACAACGACCAATATATGTTATGAAATATGATGCGATTGCACCAGCACAATATGTCAATTCATCTTCAAATATTACATATCAACAACTAAAAGCAAGTTCTAATCCGTCAGAACCCAATGAATCAAACGTATATATTCAAGGCGTTTTATGGTTTGATGAAAAATTAAATGTTATCATGAAGTCGAAATTGGCACAACCTGTATTAAAACGAGAAGGTTCTACAATAACAATTAGAAGTGCGATTGATTTTTAACATGAGCAAACGTGGCGTTTATTATACAAAGCAAAAAGAAAAAGTAAAATATAAAAGTAGTTGGGAATTAAACTTTATGCGTTGGTTAGATGCAAACGATAATGTGTTTGCATGGAAATACGAACCATTTTTCATATATTATATTTCATCTGAGCGTCAATCTAGATTTAGAAAATATATTCCTGATTTTCTAGTGTTATGGAAAAATGATATTGCTGAAATTATAGAAATTAAACCAAAGTGTAAAATCAATAGAAAAGTTATCAAAAAAGCAGAAGCTGCTTTGCAATTTGCACATGATTTAAATATTGCATATAGCTTTATGACAGAAGTTGAATTAAAAGAACTGAGCATATTAAAATGATTTTAGGATTAGATATTTCAACATCTTGTACAGGATACGCAATTGTTGATAGCAATGGTACACCAATTTTTGTTGGTTCTGTTGATTTAACAAAACTAGACAATGTTTTTGAGAAAGCAAATTCTGTTCTTGCGACAGTTGTAGATATTATTCACAGCAATAAAATTGATATTACAAATATTTTTGTTGAAGAATCATTGCAAGCATTTCGTCCTGGAATGTCTTCTGCAAATACTATTTGTTCTTTGGCAAAAATGAATGGATTGGTTTCATATCTTTTTGCAAATTATTATCAATTGACAGTCGTTCCTATTGCATCTCAAACTGCAAGAAAATCTTGTGGAATTAAAATCATCAAAGGAATCAATACAAAGAAACAAGTATTAGATCACTTGATTTTAAATCAATTGCAAAATTGGGAAATTCCACAAAAAAAGAAAAAAAATGAATGTGTTAATCAAGTGTTAGATGCTGCTGACGCGCTTGTTATTGCTCTTGCTGGACATAATATGATACGTAACAAACAAGGTGTTATATTAAATACAAATGGAAACAATGACAATATCACAACGAATTCAATTCTTGCAAAAGATATTTTGTTATGTAATATCGTCAAAATCTGGAAGGGAAGCAGTCGTAAAGTGTCCATTCGAATCTTGTCCAACTAGAACAGATAAGAAAAAATTCAAACTAGCGATTAGAGTTTCTGATTTTTATAATCATTGTTGGGTTTGTGGTTGGAAGTCTAGAACGCTATTACCGATCATCAGAAAATACGCTAGACATTTAGAACAAGAATACGTTAAAAATTTTTCAATTGCATCTAAGTTTGACGTTGACAAAATTGATTCAAACGTCAATAAAGTTTTATCTCTTCCAATAGAATTTGAACCTATTGTCTTTTTATCAAAAGATCATATAGCACGTAAATATCTGTTAAGCAGAAATATTCTTGATAAAGATATTTGGAAATATTTATTGGGTTGGTGTGAATCTGGTGAGCAGGCTTATAGAATCATTTGTCCGTCATTTGATTTTAATGGCGATTTAAATTTTTGGTTGGGAAGACACATCAGAAATAAATTTCCAAAGTATGTAAATCCAATCATTCCAGCAAACACAATCATTTTTAATGAACTTCAAACAGATTTTACAAAAGAAGTCATTATTTGTGAAGGTGTCTTTGATGCAATTAAATGTGGTGAAAACGTAATTCCTTTATTGGGTTCTTCGCTAGATGAAAATCATATTTTATTTGATGTTTTGGTTAAAAATAATACGCCAATAACTTTATTCTTAGATGCAGATGCAAACAAAAAAATGTTCAATATGGGTTTAAAATTGGCAAGTTATGATCTAAACGTTAAAATTGCAAAGTCAAATCCAGATCCTGGCGCTATGTCATATGAAGAAGTTAAATTAGCATTAAGCAACGCAAAAGAGTTAACGTGGGAACTAAAGATTTTTAATAAATTAAATAACGTTATTTTTTAATATATGTTTTTTAACATGGTAAGTTGTATTTTATATTATCATGTTACACAAAATGCGAATTGCTCATACTGCCGATATTCATATCAGAGGTCAAGCAAGACACCAAGAATATGATGAACAATTACAATTGTTTGTTAATGATCTAAAAACTCAAAATATTGATGTTTTAGTTATTGCTGGTGATACTTTTCATTCTAAAATATCTGGATTAACACCTGAGTATATTGAATTATTTGTTAAGTTTTTAAGAAATTTATCTGAAGCAGTTCCGTTAACATATATTACGCTTGGAAATCATGATGGAAATTTATCTAATACGACTAGATTAGATTCTGTTTCTCCAATTGTTAATGCTGTTAATTTAAAGAATGTAATTTGTTGCAAAAATTCTGGTGTCT